ATGAGTCCTGATGGGAAAATAGGCTTTTTAGAGAAAGGCCATAGATACGAATACACTAGCACAAATAAAAGGATAGGAACTTCGGTAACTACCTTAATTAAGGATTATCACCCAGAATTCATTACAGATGAAGTAGCAGCGAAAGTATCAACTATTCCTACTTCCGATTATTATGGTATGAGCGTGGAGGATATTAAGGCCATGTGGATAAGAAAATCTGAAGAAGGAACACGCTTACACGAATATGGTGAGTCTTTACTTAATAGGGAAGACCCAGAGGTGCCAGAGCTAACTAAGGCTAAATGGGTGCCAGAGATAGTTGATAATTTATTAAAGGAGTATGAACTAGCCAAGGCAGAATTATTAGTGTATTCAGAACCATTAGACCTTGCTGGTCAGTCAGATATAATATTAAAGAAGAAATGGGGTGAAGACGAGGATTATAAGTATTCTATATACGATTGGAAGTTTCTTGGTAAAGAACTAGAGATGAACTCTTATTATAATCCTTTTACTAGAAAATATAAAATGATGTATGCTCCATTCCATTATTTAAAAGATTGTAACTGGATACATTATTCGGTGCAGTTAGCAATATATCAAACACTCACGGGCGATCCTGAAAGAATTAGGGAGAAAGTTTTAGTAGTTGTCAATGATGATGGTTACGAGTTAATACCTGCGTATCCTATGAGAGTATTCTGGGATCACGCACATAAACTACAATGTGTATATGAAATATACAATGGAAAATATTATGATAGTAGAGATAATAAATTACATAAACACTGGCCTTCAGATATAAAGGGTAGATAATTTTAATGAAATGAGCATATTATATAATAAACAAGTAAAGAAATATGATATCGGTGGGACCATTCCACCAGTAAAACCAGGAGGGAAAGCAATAGCGCAACCATTGGGTAAATGGGAGAAAGAATATGAAAATATGAAAGCTAATGCTAATCCGGCACAATTAGATATGATGAGAAAAGCTATGTCTAATTATACTGATTATCAAAGAGGAATATCAAAAATTCTTCAGGCTGTAGTTCCTGCTATGGATGGTTTAGGTTATACTAATGAAGGCAAAGATGTAAGAGATATATCTCCAGACGCTAGAAGATTACAATATAATGCATTTTTTGTAGATAATTTACCACATTTAGAAACAAATGCTGCAGAAAGACAAAACCATAAGCTGTTAGATGATGGACTTACAAAACAAGCTAGACATATATTAGAAGCTATTGATATGGATAGAAATATGCCACTTGAAGACAAATATCAATTATTAGGGCAATATTCAACTGGAAGAGTAGGAAAAAATTATATTATACAACCTAGGAGGAATAGACAACCACAAATCGATTTAAGAAAAGCTGCTACAAAACATGGTGTAAATCCATATTATAGAAGTGAACCATTAAAAGCAAATTATTAATAATAAAAAATACAAAATAACAATGTTTAATAAAAATACAAGCTTAGTAGAAAAGCAAGATGATGTATTCTTCTCACCAGGAGATACAGTGGTATTAAGACAAGAACTGAGCAATAGACCAGTAATGATAGTCAAATCAATAGATAGAGTATCGGAGATGCATGAAAAACCAAGATTGTTAGGAATTACCTGCTCCTGGTTTAACACCTCCCAAGAATTACAAACTGCTAGGTTTTCAACAAAAGACTTAGAACATTATGAGTAAGGAGACAGATGATCTGGAAGGCATGGATAGAGGTATAAATCAGTTACTTGGGTATAAGCCATATGACATAGTGGCTAGTTCACCAAAATGTGAACACGAAGATGACGGAGAGATATACGGTATGACCAGATTAAACATCATATTAAGGTGTTTAAAGTGTAATGAATTTTTCGAACAACCAAAAAGATAATGGCTCTAGAATTCAAGTTTAGAAAAGAAAAGATAATAACTGATTATAAGTTCTTCTTGTTTGAAGAATTTACAGATATTTGGATGGGGGATAAGACGAAGACTAAATTAAATGCTAATAAGATGCTATATTTTATCTACCTTTTATGTGATATAGGTGAGAATAATCCTATTAAAGATGTGAAAGCTGATAAAAGGGAAATTGAAGCCAAATTTAGGGCTTATAGAGATAAGGATAAGAAGTTTACTAAAAAAGATATTGATCTGTTAGAACCAGCAATTGAATTATATATAGATTTAAATATGACTCCGGAGGAACGTTTGTTAACATCTTTTGATAAAAAAGCGTCCCAGATTAATAGAGTATTATCTGGCATAATCCCGGAGACCGTTACTAATGTTGAGAATGGTGTGGTGTCATTCGTTAGTAATTCTAAAATCATCGCCGATGCCCTGTCCAAATTATCTAAAATAAGAATGAATAGAGAAAAGATAGTCTCTTCTATAAAGAATGAGGCTATATCACAGAAAATACGTGGACAAGTTAAGTTATCACCGCTAGTTCGGGGGCTACTTAAAGTATCACTAAATGAGGATGAAATATATGATGATACACTTGTATAAAGAGGAAGTAGCAATAAATAAGTCAGATATAAAAATACAGTCGATCCTAGAGGTGATAGATACATTACCAAAAGAAGACTACACTAAAGTATTGCTATTCATATTCTTAACTGAAGATAGATCTAATGATAATCCAATAAAGGATTTACAGTATACAATTAGAAAACGAAAGGCTAAAGAAATAGTATTCGGTAATGCTAATTTTAATTTCTGGAAGATCTATGCAAAATATACAGACTTGATAACTAGAGCAATAGCTGACTATGTTATTGAATCTATAGATAAGATACAAAAAGATATAGATCTATACGATAACAAGATGTATCAGTTTAAAGAGCTATTAGACACCACAGAACCAGAAATAATTAAAAACACTCATGAATTATCTGGTAGAATAACATTTTCTACTAATATAGACATACTAACTGTAATATTAGATAATATTATAAATATTATTATAGATAAGAATAAGTTAGTAACAATGCAAAAGACTGGGAAGTTCGATGGAAGCCTACGAGGGAGGTTAAGCCCTAATACTAAAGGAAAACTAAACATAAATAGTAAAAAATAATGGCAATACTATATAGAAAAGAGGGTGACCCACCAGAAAAAACAAAAGAACAATTAACCGAAGAAGAAGCAAACGCTGCAATAACTGATGTTAAAACGGGAGCAGAAGAATATTATGATTCTCCCATGTTTAAAAAGAAGTTTGAGAATATGTATACCAGGAAAATAACAGATTGGACTAATAAGTACAATCTAATGAGTGACAGAGACCCAGTAAAATACGCAGAAGCTATGAAAAAGGCTGCTGCCGGTATTGAGTTACTGACTAAGCAAAGGGACCAATATTACCCACAGGTAAAAACTATATTTGGTGGGGGAAATGAGTCAAGTTCATTGTTTCCAAGGACATATAATAAAGGAGCTGGATGGTGGAATGTAAATCCAGAAGGTGCAGTGTCAGAAGCTGGTGACGTTTTCCCGTCAATGAATGTATATGGTCAAGATGAGAATGGTGCACCGATATCGTATAAAGATTTTTTAATGAGATTACGACATGAGGAAGGTCATATAGGAACACAGTATATACCATTCACTGAAGAAATGGCCCAAGAAGTAATGGAGAATCAGAACGCAGACGGTAACCCATATTTAATGGGAGACACTGGGTTTTCAGAAACTAGATCTGATATGTTTAGTGTAATCACAGATCCATCTGTGCATGATGTGTATAATGGTAATACGGAAGAATTAACTCAAGAAAAGTTAAAAGCATTAGATGAGAGACTAAAAAATAACGAATCATATCAGAGGCTAAGAACAACATATAGTGATAAGAAATTAATGTGGTTATTCAACAACTTAGCTAGTAACAATGGACAACCACAAGCACAAGAATATTATTCATAAAAACAACTAACATAATGGCAATACTATTTAGAAAGGGAGTTAGGAGCTTCGGAATAGGTGGGATGGTGCTGGGACAAGGACCTGGTGATCGTGTTAACCCATATAAACAAGACAAGGTATACGGCACTTCCGCAGGGTATATAAGTAACTTAATAAATTCTAGAAACCCTGGAACGATAACTTCTGCGGACAATGGATATGCATATAAGATATACCCGAATGAAGGATTTACTGGCGGCTTTAACTCAAGAGAAGAAGGTGGAGTCTATGGTGGTTCACCAGATGATGTGATGTTTAGTGTAACACCAGGAAGAAGTTTTGCAGCAGGTCCTAGTTATAAAGGTGAGAATGGTGTAATGCAAGAAGGCACTTATGAACCAAAACCAGGAGCACAGAAATATGATGTAACTGTGGGGCAATATCAAGCAAACCCAGATGCATTTAAGAGAATGGCGGCAACACATGATTTTAGTCAATACGATAACTATTTTAAATAAACCAATTTATATGATGACATCACAAAGACAATCAACAGGAACAGGCTCTATGATAGTGCCACCAGTAAGAATCACTGGTAAAGATAAAAAGAAAAAGTCTGTAAAAGTATCTGACGCTAAAAAAGATACAGTAAATAAACTAATGTTTGGTGGGGTTATCTCACAACAAAATGGTGGAAAACATAAACTTGATGCTAATACCGGCGCCACAATAAGTAAAGATACACATAAATCCCCAAAAGGTGGAGGAGCCAACCCGTCTACATCTAAATACAGAAGGCATCCGGTTCGTAAAAAGAAGAAGATGACTTTACCAAAGGACCATAAATTTCATGAATACTATGAAGGCTTTAAAGAAGACGGAAAAGTAGATTATATGTTTAAAGATGCGAAGGCTAGAATTAAGTCTAAATCTAAGTAAATTATGTCAGTTTTATATAAAAAACCTATAAAAGCACAAAATGGTAAGTATATATTTAACTCAATAGAGGACATTTATAAACTATACCCAGAATTACATGATATACAAGCTAGAAACCCAGGTAGTAAGATGACCAGGTGTGTTGGCTCAGCGCATGACGCTAGTAAAATATGTGGTATAGATTATAGATCATTAGTAGCAAGAGCCTATGATGATAAAACAATGCGTCTTCCAGGAGAGAACGATGCAATCGTCGATGCTTGGAACTGGAAGGATGCTGCTAATAATACTGATGACATAGAAGTATTATATGATAGAGAGCGCGATGGCCCTGAAATTTTACAGGAGTTATTAGCGAACTTACCATTACACGCATTTATAGGCACAGGAAACGCTGGAAAAAAGGGTTATGTAGATAAATCAGACAATATTAGATCTAGCCATGGTATTTTCCATATGGGGTATTTACCAGATGGTACCAATTTAATATACGACTTAACTAAAATTAAAAAAGGTATACCTGACAGTTATTTAAATAATATAAATTATATAGCAATTCCAAAGGGCGGAGGCTATAAAACTTTCACTAGTATGCGACCGAGCAAAGAAGAAGAAGACGCAAAAAAAGCATTAGAACTAGAGGAAATTAAAAAAACTATAGAAGAAGAGAAAAAAGCATTACTAGATGCTGAATTATTAGAAAAAGCAAAGTATAGACCAATATACCGAAGGGAGACTAAGGAAAAACCAAAAGAAGTAGATGGATTTAAGTCATTATTTGCGTTATTAGATATGCAACGTAAAACTAACACGCCAGCTGTGTCATTAAAAACCCCTACTGGGGCCCCAGGTTTATTTTATACTAAATAAATAACAAAGTATGTTACTGAAAAATGATAATGTTGATGACATTAAAACCCTGTGGATGCCGGATGCAAAAGAGTGCACCGCACAATCAGAATTAAGAAGAATAGAGGAGTGGAAAAGATCTGGGGGTGGAACAAAGCGTCCATCTTCTTTAGGCATAGAGAGTTATCATTATGGTAATCCTTTACCAGAGAAATTTTATGAGGGAAGATTTCCTCCACCAGTAGCGTTGGATTCAGCAGAGAACCTAGAATGGTATTCAGAACAATTACATAGATGTGTATATGGGTTTGAGTATCAAGGTATAAGGATAACTGGAGACCATTACTGGTTTCTTAATTTTACGCCTTTCTTAATAGCAAAGAAAAATAAACAAGGAGAAGTAACTACCAACATAGATATAGGATTCGCATATTTTTCATATCAGCATGACTATATATTCAAGTTGATTGAGGAAGCTCATTCATTAGGTAAAGGGTTTATGTGGATGGCAGGTAGAGCCGTAGGTAAAACTTATATAATATTATCTATATTAGCTAAAAATTACTACTTAAAGCCTAACAGTCACAATGTTGTGTCTGCTTCTCACTCTGGGCATGCTGGTGAAGCATTTGGTAAATTGAAGGATATGCTACTAGCGATAGAAACAGCGCATCCTACACTAGCATTAGCTAGACTAACTGACACTAAGTATTTTGTGAAAGCAGGGTATGAGATAAATATAGATGGTATCAAGAAGGAGCAAGGCCCAATGTCTAAACTTCAGCAAGTTATATATGGAGACAATCCAGGTGTGACTAGAGGTTCAAGACCTGATACATTTCTAATGGAGGAGGTTGGTGACTGGAGCACTGGTAAGGGTAATCTAAAAGAGTGCTTTAGTGCGAGTTTAGGATCTTGGAGAATTGGATCAATATATAAAACTAGATTGTTTTTAATTGGCACCGGTGGATCCGTAGCATCCGATCAAGCTAAAGATTTATTCACTAGACCAGATGGTTATAATCTTTTATCCGTAGATGATTTTGTATTAAAGGCTGGAAAGAAACACTGTGTGTTCACGCCAGCGCATTACTTATATGGTGGCGCCGGATGGGAAAGAACTGCAGTTAATAACGATACATGGTCTAAAGATTCCTTAACCGCTGAGAGAAAATTAAAAGAAGAAGATACAGAACTATATAATAGGTTCGTTCAGGAATACCCATTTACCGTAGAAGAAGTATTTAAAAAATCAGGGACAAATATCTTCCATCAAAGGAACATAGCCAAGCAATGGTCTGATATACAGTTTGGTGCAGCACACATAGTTAAACCAGAGGTAGGATTCTTAGAATGGCAGCGTTCAAAATCTGGTAAAATAAATGGAGTAACTTGGGCGGCTAACCCAGGTGGTAATATAGAGATAGTAGAGCATCCATATCATGGTAAAGATGGTAAAGGGATTTATAGGGAATTGTATGTTGCTGGTGTTGACAGTATTGACCAAGGGCAGTTAGATAGTACAACCAATAAAGATAGATCTTCATTAGCTATGCTAGTAAAGAAAAGAATTGTTGACGGAGAGTACTTCAAACATACATCCAATCTCTACGTAGCAAAATATATAGGAAGAAGTTTAGACGTTAGAGACGACTATGAAGAGGTATTAAAATTAACTATGTATTACTCTGCTAAAGTAAATATAGAGTATACTAGGATAGGGCTAGTGCAATACTTTAGAGAAAAGAAACAATGGCACACACTAATGAAAAGACCTGCAGTGGCGAAGTCCGCAGCGGGAAGTAGTGACCCAGTTCATGTACAAAAATTACGGGAGCAAACTTTAATAGGTACAACCACTTCAACTAGTGTTATTGATTATGGTGATGGTAAAATAAAAGAATATACCAGAGATCATTGTCATAATATATTCTTCACAGATGTATTAGAGCAACTACGTGATTATCAACGAGAAAGCAGAACAGCATATGACCTTGTAATAGCTATGGCGTTATGCGAAATAGCAGATGAGGATTTATTAGGAATCCCTGCAAAAGAAAATGGAGCAGATACCAGAGATTTCGTGGAATTCGGTTTTTATACTAATGAGAAAGGTATAAGGAAAAGAGGTGTAATACCAAAAGTAAAACGTAAGGTAACTGACTCATTAAAAGAATCAGAACTTAATGGGTTTCGTTGGATTGATATGAATGGTAGAGCTAGATTTGATGATCAATTTGAAGTTCTAGACTTAGAAGACCTTGAAAGTGTATAAAATAGATAAAATTTAATTTATTTTTACTATAATAATGCAGTAATAATTAATTTAACAATGAAAACATGTTTAATATGCAAGAGCAAGAACAAACGCAAGAACAAATGCAAGAACAAAGACACATAGTATTATCGCTAGAAATTTATGAAGCGATGATAAATTACATTGGGTCAAAGCCATATGTAGAAACTGCAAACTTAGTGCCAGCTGTATTAGGTGACATAGAGAAAAACTCTAAGTTATTTACATTGGCGTATAAGCAAGAAACTGAACAACCTGCAGTGGAAGAGCCCAAGTTAGAAGTAGTAGAAGAATAATATACTACTGATTAAATGATGGATATAAAAAATGTAGTTCCTGCCAGGGATATTGTAGTAATACAACTAGTTAAGTTGGATCACGCACTGGAGGAGTTAATGACACCAAATACTTCGACCGAAGAAGAAATTGCAGTAAGATATGGTAAAGTGCTATCGATTGGCCCCGAAGTAGATTCTATATTACATTGTAAAGATTTAAAAGTTGGGGAGATAGCGCTTTTTACGGAGTTTGCTGGTCATTATATAACATCTGACGATAAAAATTTATATAAAGTCATTAGAGGTTACGATATAATTGGAAAAATGGATAAAGAATATGATATTATAAATGAAAAGAATCTAGCACCAACAGGTGACCGTGTTCTAGTAGAAGAAATAGACACAACAGTAGATTCTTCAGGTTTGATAATTAATGAATCCGACCCTACAAAAGCCGACTTATTATATGGCAAAGTGGTCAGTGTTAGTGAATTAGCTAATACTTTAGGATTAGTGAAAGACCAAGTAGTAGCCTACCCACCATATGTGGGGACAGTAGTCAGACACTATGAGTCTGATAAGCTTAAGACTTTAAAAGTAATAGTCGAAAATGACATATTATTTACAATATAACAAAAAAGGGCCCAGCAACGTTGGGCCTTTCTTTTATAGCAATTTATAAATATATAAATTAGAAAATCAGAAATCAGAGCTTGATTACTTAAAAGGTAATATGGATCACTGGGTTTCGTCACTTGTACAATCTAAATCACACTTAAAGACATTCAGAGACTATTACAATGGGATACGTGATAATAAAGATTTCGAATATCTTACAGATAACTATGGTATAGGCACTCCGTCTGTTCTAAAGTTTACTAACATAATAAAGCCAAGAGTAGATTCAATAGTGGCTCAGCTAGAATCAGACTCATTCTCATATGCAGTATCATGCACTGATGATAAAACAATAGACTTGATACAAGAGGAGAAGAAACAAAAGAAATTAAAAGAAATAAATGAGTCATTAACCTCATTCACAGAAGCAGCCGCATCTGCGATGAAACAAGAAAAAGAACCACCACCCTATTCAGAGCTACAAAGCGCCCTAAAAAAGGTATCGAGTAAATATACTAATAATTTCTTATCAGACTTTGAAATAGCAGCACAACGAGTGTGTGTTCATTTTGAGAAGAGCAATGATATGGAACTAAGAAGAAAATTAGCTACATTAACCCATGATTTAATAGTGACTGGAGAATGTTATTATAGAGTATATTATGAGCGAATGGGTTCAGATCCAATCTTTGAAGTAATAAAACCAGAAAATTTCTTCCATAATAAGAATACCAATACACCATTCCTAGAAGGAACCGACGCTATTGTGCATAGAGAATATCTAACACATAAACAAGTGGCTGCAAAATACGGAAAATTCATGACCAAAGAACAAATGAAAGAATTGTTCGGAGGTAGGTATATGTCTAGGACAGCCAGAAGTTTAAATTCTGGTCTTGATATAGAGTTATATTATGGTGAGGAAGACCCTATGCTGGGTCAAAAACATTTTAACTCAGCTTATACAGTAGAGGTGTGTCACATTGAGTGGTTAGCGACTAACGAGGAGAAGATAGATCCAGATGAGCAGCGCAGATTACAAGTTGTTGAGTCTGGTATAAAATATAAACCTTCTGACAAAATACGTAGGGTAGATAGATACGAAGGAACAAGGATAGGTGGAACCGTGTATGTTAATTGCGGAAAAAGCGAATATATACCAAGAACACAAAATAACCCATATACATGTGGGTTCTCTTATGGAGGTGTATTAAATAACGATAGAGGTGGTAAACCTTATTCAATAGTTGGTGCATTAAAAGATATACAAGACATATATGATCTAACTATGTTTCATAGGGACAATTTATTAGCAAACTCTGGTGTAAAAGGTGACAGAATAAATATTGCTAGTATACCAAAGGTCCTTGGAACAGACTTTATGGATAGGTTCTTTAAATTTACTGCTCTTAAGAAAATAGGGTATGAGTTAATAGACCCTACAGAGCAAGGTGCTCAAATGTTTAATCATTATGGAGATTTTGATAATACAGTAGATGGTAACGCCTTACAATCAATAAATGGTATACTACAACAACTAGAACACCAAGCAGATATTATTGCGGGCACAAGCCCACAAATGTTAGGTAATATAGAAGAGCGTGAAGCAGTGTCTAATGTTAGACAAGGTATGAAACAAACTATGATGATCAATCACTCACTATTTGAATTGTTTAGAGCAAATCAAAATAGAATAATGAGTGATTTGTTACGTATGGCTCAAATAACATATAGGGATGGTAGGAAAATATCATATATTGCTGGCTCAGACTCATATACGTTTGAAATACTTCCTGATAAATTCTCATTTACAGACTACGCAATAGCTATCTCATACGCATCCAAGGATACCGTGAAAGTTGAACAGATGCGTGCACTAGCTAAAGAGCTAGTAAATTCTGGAGTAGTGGACCCTGATACTATAACTACGGCAGTGCTATCTGACTCAATTACAGAGATATCTAGAATAATTTCTGCTGGTTGGGCTAAAAAGAAAGCTGAGACTGATCAGATCGGTCAGGCACAACAACAAATAGAACAACAAAATAAGCAATTAAAAGAAATGACTGGAGAACTTAATAATATTAAGCAACAGTTAGAAGCTTCTAAGAAGAGTAACACTAAAGTTAAAGAAGAAGAAGTTAGACTTGGTCATGAGGAAGCTATAAAGAAACTGGAACTTGAAAGAGAGAAACTAGAAGTTTCTAGAGACTATAACGCCGCGCAAATAGAGCTTAAAAAGGAAACAGTACAACTTGAGCGTGAGCAACTATATCTTGGTGTTGGTAATTCAAAAGAAATAAAAAACTTATAGACTATGGTTAAAGAAGTAGAATTTTCAATAGTATCTGAAATAATAGATAGAAATATACCATATTCTAATAGTGATGACCAATCATTGATCATTGGCACATTGAAAGAAAATGGCACGTTACTTAATATAATACCTAGAATTCCATTACCAACAAAGATATTTGCTAAAAGGAAATTATTCCTATATTTTTGTAATGTAGACTTTGATAATAAATTGACAGATAGAATTAAGCTTGGTGAGACAGACTTAGACTATTGTATGAGGGATGAGGGAGAGTTTACTGATAAAGTATATGAATTTGACTTGTCTAGAGTTTTAATAATACCTAGAAAAGTATACAATACTCAAGGCACATCAGAGATTACGGTAGAACTATACACATATGAAGCAAATATAAATACTGATTACGGATCTAAACGATTATCAGTCCCATATACTATAACTTCAGATACAAAGTATGAGTATGATAAATCAACTGATGGTATATATAAATTACTATTAATAGATTTCGAAGAGTGGGTTGATGACAGAACCTACAATATCGGAGATATAGTCTCACGAGGTGATACGTTATTAGTATCTACACAGGATAACAACGTATATAATGACACTGACGCAGAGTGGGATACAGCATGGATTGAACCAACAGATGAGGATATATTCACATTTAATTACGGAACTACTAGTAATATACCAATACGCGCAATAGAGTTTGATCTATTAATAAGTAGGTATGCTAAGTATGGAATAATAAAGGATGTGCTATTATCAACAGGGTTTAAAAGTTATGATGATGATAACTCATATGAATTAGTAGCATTACTACAAAGTCTTAGAGAAAAAGCGAAATTTCAATTACAAGCACATAAACCAATAGATTCACTATACAGTTTACAAATGTTAAAATTAGCATCATCCGTAAGCACAGACACAACAAAAGTGCGACATCACAATATTAAATATACTACATAATCATGCAAAAAACATATCTAGACGGTAACGTAATAGAAGTAACACCATTTGATATGAAATGTCATGGTGCCGAGTATAAATTGGATTTATTATACTATAATAATATTAATAGGGTATGATCCCAGTAAGTTATATAGAAATACACCATTTGAACTGGAGTATTCTTTACAAGAGACAAGCGCAAAGTGGAAGAATAAGGACTTAACATACTCTGACATACATCTGTTAAAAGATAATAGTTACAATGCTAAACATCATTATAAACATTACAGTGTAGACTTGGACTTTTCACCAGAATACAAGAGTGGGGCATACTCTCATGATGGATGGTATACATTATCAACAGTTATATTACCAGTATATGATATAAATGAAACCGTTATCGATGGAGCATTACGCTATAATGTAACAACAGAGCGTGTAATTTATAAAACACCGGAAGCTGGCGTATGGAATGATCTGGCTACTAATATAATATACAACTTTCAAGTATATAATATTTATGATGAATTAAATAGACCAGAATTATACAATTTTATAGTAGATACAAAAACAGTAACATTGTACAATAAACTACTTAGTAAAGTATTAGATAATGAATGGTTTACGAGAGTCAGTGTAATAGCACCAAAAATAAAAACGCTTGAGTCCGCGATGGAACGTGGTCAATTTGATATGGCACAGCATATAATCAACTCAGTAAATGGGTCCTTATTATTACTATTAATATAATAAATTTATGTCAATAAATACAGTAAGAGTAGATCAATTCTTAATAAATAAGCTACAACCAGAAATAGATGTATTAAATCTATCCCTGGTGTCGATGGAAGAGTATGGATATAGTAGTAAACCAATATTAGATACTAGAAGAAAATTAAATAAACTAATAACAGTTTATGATTTTTTAAAAGAGTATGCATATGGTGATGAGGAACTTGATACCAATATATTAAATAAAATACTGGAATTAATAGGGTCGGATGCTACATCAAATAGAGCTAGTTTGAAATTTACACAATCTTCTCGTACTGATATAACATTAAACATAAGAAACCAAAAATACTTAGCTAGAATTTATAAAAATGATGAAGTATTATTGTCAAATACATTGACGACTTCGGCTTCTCCCATTAATCTCTCAATATATGGAAATACTAATATAGACAAGATAGAGATTACATTAGAATCCGCAGGGATTGCACCACAACATTATGAAGGGCACACACACGTAACCATACGTAATATTAGCACTACTGCTACAAATGCCATTGTGCTAAAAATAACCATGATAAAGAATAATACTATAGTGTATAATGAAGAGCATGTTTTAAATATAATGTTTGCTAATTGTACATCTTTGTCGTTTTGGTCTGGAGCAACATCTGAGAGGTTTACTATATCAAATGATTTGAATGAGTCATCTACAATAACTATTGACCCTAACTCTGGTAGTAACCAACTAGGTATACGCTTAACGCATAACTGGATAATTGATAACTTCTCAGATAGAGAAGTTCTATTTAGAGGCGATTCAACCCGAGTTCTTGATATAAATCTTGATGATACTCATGGTATAATATTAATACCAACCACATTGGAAGTTATTAACATTAATGAACTAGTAGATGTAGATTTGCAAGATTTAATACCAGATTCTACAATACCAATGCAAGAACATATACATTATGATAAATTCAGTATAAATAGTGACACTGAACGGTTTACATGTATATATTTCAGGGATTTAACAAATACTACATTCCCAGAGAGACATATTCAGTTCACTATTAAAAAAATATAATTATGTCCAAAATAATACCAAGAGGATTTGATTTACAGGGCCCAGAGCCTATTGATATACGAGATGTAGTAGATACTATAATTGATAGGGATAATATCCCAGATATAAAGTTATATACGGGATTAAAAGTATACGTAAAAGAAAATGATACACTATATATATTAGTAGGTGACCCAATAGAAAAAACTTGGGAAGTCATGCCAATATTTAAAGATGGTACACACACTATTGAGCAACCAGGTTGGTTAAAAATTGCTAAATTGAATAGCAATAGTGGTAGAGGTATGTATGAAATAGGAGCTGGGTTTGTTAGCACCAAGGCAGCTAGTACAACATACATCAGAATAGATATAGCAAATAACGTGTTGCCGAACAATATTTATTCTATATTTTCTACTACATCTACATCATACATTACTAAAATAGGGTTATTGGATATTGACGGTGATAATAGACCATATCTATTATTATACATAGACACGTTTAGTACAGCACCATTCTTAGTAAGAATAAGACCAATAACCGCTCTAGCCAGATTTAGTATACTTAACAATGAAGTAACAGACGCTACGCTAGCTCCAATAGTAGAAAGGACTATACCCCTTGGTATGAGATGGACTGGTGATCTATATGTTGATGGTTTAGTATTTAGTGCTAATTCAACTATTACAGCAACACCAACTACTGTTTTTGCAGAAGCTCTAGCTAAGTCATACACAGTGCAAATAGTAGCGTCAGAAGCATGGAGTCATGATTCAGGAGCTTTACCTTCTTGGGTAACAGTTACGTCAGGGTCTGGCCCAGGAGATGGTGAATTAATATTCACTACCGACGAAAATGTAGGAGCTGAACGTCCTGGAAGGATAGTGGTGTGGCTAGAGGCAGACCATAACTCGCATATCAATATAGATATAACACAAGCAGAGGCAATTGTATATACAATAAGTACAACTCCAGCTGAATTAGTGTTAACACCAAGTTCTGGAAGTTCGGAACAAGTTATAGTGGCTACTTCCGCACCATCATGGGTGATTGACCCAACAAATACTTCAAATGAATTATCGTTATCACCGTTGTCAGGAGTAACTGGTGATACATTGACTATAACTATACCAGAGAATACTTCTAATATTGTAGAAAATTATAATGTTAGGTTAAATACAGAGACAGCAGTAGTGTATGATACTAGTATACCTATTTCACAAGAACGCGCAGCATACCTATCGGTTGTCCCACAAACACATGCAATAGCAAAAGCCGGTGGAAGTGTACAATCAACAGTAACTACTACTGCAGTAGACTGGGAAATAAACAGTGTGCCAGACCCAACCAATGTATCTGCTACAAAAGCTGGTGATAAACTTAATGTAACCATAACAAGTAACCCAACTTCTAATGTAAGAAATTTGATATTAACAGTGGCGACTTTAGGTATTACACCAAAATTGTATGAAAATGTATATTTTGATCAAGAAGCTGGTGATTTCTTCACAGTTACACCAACAACCCACGCAATATCAAAAAATGGACAGACAGTTCATTCTAGTATAAGCACTTCAGCGCCAAGCTGGTTAGTATCTAATATATCTGACACATCTAAAGTTTCAGCTACTAAGAATGGGTCGAATGTTGATATTACAGTTCAGAATAACACTACTACATCATCAAGGGCATTCACAGTAACCGTCAGTTCTTCTGGAATTACACCTACTTTGTCTGACGTAATAACATTAAATCAGGCAGCTGGGGACCCACCACCAGATACCTTAAGTATCTCACCTACAAGTAGAGCACATCCAGTAACATATAGTACAGGAACTTCTACAGTAACTTCGTCTGGAGCATGGTCTTATGATACTTCCGGGGCCGTAGGATGGTTCCATGTATCAAATGGATCTGGGTCAACTGGTCAGGACTTTGAATATAGTGTTGACGCAAATAACTTATCTGGTTTAGCTAGATCAAAAGTTACTAGAATATGGTTAAGCGCTAATCATTCGAAATATAAAGATTTTACTGCAACACAACCAGCACCAGCAAAATCATTAACTATAAGTGATGCAGATGATATAATACCAAATACAGGAGGTTCAGGAGACACAAGTGTAACTTCCTCATCATCTTGGAGTTATGACCCTGGAACTAAACCATCATGGTTAACGGTAGACTTTGGTAGTGGACAAAGTGGTGATCCATTTGCATGTACTGCTGGAGTTAATACAGGTGCAACGCAAACAGCAAATGTAAAAATTTGGTTAGATGTTGACCATTCTATATTTAAAATATTTACAGTAACTTGGGCCGCAGTGGACAGTATATCATTGACTCCAACAACAATAGATACATCTTGGAGAGCAGATAATACGAAATATTGTACAGTCACAGCATCTTCCGCATGGGAAATAAGTAATGGGCTATCATACGGAACAGCAACTAAGAACGGTAATAGGTTAGAGTTTTCTATATCACAAAATTCTGGAGCAGCAAGATCAGATACTGTTACTATACGCCTAGTATCTAATACCACAAAAACAGCACAAGTTTCAGTGAATCAAGCTAAATTTGAGGACATGGTATCATTAGACCCACAATCCTACGCGGCACAACCTGGAGGTGATATGGTAAACACTATAGTTACATCATCAAGAAGTTGGATTGCTGAAGATCTTACATGGAGTGGTGGTGGTTCCGCCTGGTTATCTCTTGTTAATGCTAGCGGTAATAGTGGTGATTATTGTACACTTAATGTAACTCAGAATAACGGTACAACTAATAGATCAGCAACAGTAAGAGTAAAAATCTCAGCTGACCAGTCAGTATATCAAATATTCACAATAACTCAAGGGTATTAATATGAAGTGTGATATAACAACATACTGGCTTGGAACAACCAGTGAACGATTTACAATAGCAGAAATACTAAATGAATCATCCGACTTACTGGTGTATAATCCTAATACCGGCACTAACACTGCCGGGGTTAAGTTCAATTTTAGTTGGATAATGGATAATTTTAATACAACTAGTAGACATGTTTTTAAAGGCCCAATATTACACAAAGTATTAATACATCCTGAAGATGTGCATGGTTTATTAATAGTTCCAGCACAACTAGGTGTGTACAATCTAAGAGAGATAGTATTAGGGTCACTGATGCAATTAGTGGAAAGTGTACATTATGCAAAGATGCAAATTGAAAATGAAGGAGACATATACGACGTAATCTATCTTAGAGACTTATCAGGAATAGAATATACTAGTGACAGACAAATCGTATTTGAAGTTAAACTATTAACATAATAAAATATGGCATTAGTATTACCGCAAGGTATAGATGTACAAGCCCAAGAACCCTTAGAATTAAAGACAGTAAAACTAAATGAATCTGAGCGAATAGGTATATCATTAGCGACAAGGTATATTGGGTTGATAGTATATCAAATAGAAGATAATAGAACCTTTCAGCTACAGGGTGGGGTGCAGGATGCAGACTGGGTGGAGTTATCAACCGGAGGAAGCGGCGATACCAGGTATACTAACACTAATCCTGTTCCAGTACAATTAGGGGGTATTAGTGCAGGTTCAACATTCAACAACATAACATTACAAGAAATGTGGACTAGTTTATTATATCCTTATCAATCTGCACTAATATCATTAAATACTACCCCAGCGGCAGCATTGTATGAAAAGGGTTAT